GCATTGCATCATACATACCTGGAGGTGGTGGGTTGGGAGGTCCAGGTGCTGGTGCTGGTGGAGGAGCCGGTCCGGTGTGTCCAAGTGCAGGATGTATTGGGTTAGGAGGTCCGGGCGCAGGAACCTGTGGAGGTTCAGGACCAGTGGGTCCAGGTGTAGGTGGGGGGACCGGTGGAGGTGCAACTTTGATTCGGCGTCGAATTCCCGGAGGAGGTGGATACGCGTCGAGAGTGGCTTGGGCTTCCATGTCCAGCTGACTTTGAGTGGGCAAAGGAACATTTGCAACAGCCTTTCCCGGAGCCGGTGGTGCAGCAGGCGTGGAAGGCGGGACAGATGCAGTCGATGATGCAGGTGCAGGTGCAGGTGCAGGTGCAGGTGCAGGTGCAGGTGCAGGTGCAGGTGCAGGTGCAGGTGCAGGAGCCGGCGCTGTTGGTGCTGTCGATGCAGTTTCCTCGCTCGGCGCCTTACCAAGTGAATACGCGGCGGCAATCGCCGCCAGTGCGGACCCTTCCGCTACAAGTAGTCCGATTGATCCCGGATCCATTATCTTCAACGGTTAAAAAAAATAGTCACATTCATGAGGTAATATGAGCTTCAACGATATCATAGCCTTATCTGTCGTAGAAGTGTTTGGTGACTTCAATCTGAGATGGTACGCGGAGACGAACAACAACATGTATTTCGTCTACGGGTTGATTGGATACGCTGGCGTCATTTATTACTTGATTAAGTCCCTCCGGGCAGGTAATGTCCTGTACGTGAACGGAATGTGGGATGGTGTATCCGGTGTAGTTGAAAGTTTAGCCGCCTATTTTGTACTCGGTGACCGCTTAGAGCATCCCTTTCAATATGTAGGGCTGTTGTTGACTATTGCAGGCATCCATTTGCTTAGGAAAGCGGAGTAATCTAGTGGCGCCGTGTGAACGCACGTCCACTGCGAGCACGCGCGGCCTTTTTGCGTGAAACGATGCGGCCATACTTGTTCATCATCAGGTCACCCTTCGTCAGGCCACCGGGTGTCTTCTGAGCCGTTCCATTCCACACCTTACGACGAGATCCAATAGCACGTAGAGTCTTCATTGTGAATCACCGAGAAAGTTTCAAACGAAAGGGGCGTGGTGCTTCCTCACTGAACCCAGGTTTCTCGACCTGACCGCAATACAGCGCTTCTGTCCAAGGAGTCGGGAATTTACGCACGGTTTCGAAGCTATTGGTTGGGCCGCCGCCGTGGTGAACCAGGATATTGTGTTTGACCTTCGGATAGATCTTCACGCTCAAAAAGTTCTGGTCTAATGCGATACCTCGATCCTCTGGATTGAGCTTGTAGGCCTCGTATTCTGCTCGAATGTTGATCCCCGCAGACTTGCGGAGGGCCCATAACCCACCCATGAGGGATGCGGAGTGTTCCTTGTGGTCGCGGATGGTATGCGCCATAAACTGCGGTGAGTTCATGAAGTCCATGATGGCCCATCGGTCACGCCAATGAATACGCGAGTCGGCATCACGCACGAACATCACGTCTACGTCCGGTTCATCAATCGCAGTGAACCGGTCAATCATGTTCTCGATTCCGGTCTTTCCAGTGGGCTTCACGACCACGTAGGGTGCAGCTTGAAGCTTCGCCATCATCTCAGGCGTCACATCAGACCCAGTGTAGACGAACACAAACCAACCTGGAAAGTGCTTATGAATCAGCTGAATGTTCTCAATCATACCCGGATAATACCGGGGGTTATACCCACCATATAAGCAGAACGAGAATACGTTCATCTTATCTTAAGGAACAGTAATGCTGTCGGGGAAATACTTCGCAGATGGTTGTCGATGGGTAGTCGACTGGATGTATCCCGACCGCCCAATGTATTCACCGCTTGAAGCGAACTATGGGGATCGAGTCTTTTTACGGGGATCAGCTGTATACAAGTTTGTTCAAACAAAAATGGGAACACGGTTCAACCCACGAAAGAAGCACATTTTTGTGGTTCATAACTCTGATCAACCTTTCGACGAAGGAAAGCTGAATGCATTGCTTCCATATGCAATCCATATCTACGCGATCAATACCACCGTCAAGCATCCACGACTGACCACAGTACCGCTCGGATTTCCGGATGCAGCTCTGGACTTTGTGTCCAGCTTCAAACAACCCAACCTCCCGCGAGATATCGAGATCTATCTGAACTTCTCAGTCGATACAAACATTCAGAAGCGAATGGATTGTTATAACGCCTTCAAGGATGATCCGCGAGTGGTGATCAAGGGTGACCGAACGCGTGAACAGTATTATGAAGACCTCTGTCGTTCGAAATACGTGCTCTGTCCAGAAGGCACGGGTATGGATACGCATCGAGTGTGGGAAGCCATCTTCTGCGGGGCTACGCCAGTTGTTCTGCGTAATCCATTAGCGGACTTGTATTCGGCGTATCCGGTAAAGATTATAGATTCTTGGACTGACCTCATGCAAGTCCCGTCATGATCTTATACAACTCATACAGGTGCGCAGTTCGAACTGTCCAGGAAACGTTTGCAAGTGCATATTCACGGATCTCTGCACGCGACGCAGTGGATACCTGTCGGTTCTCCTCGATCGCATTGGTCACGTACGCAATATCATCCAACTTATCATCTGGAATCACTGTGATCCAAGGCTTCGACGTATCCAGGTTTGCAGAAGCTACACGACTCACAACGACACCCAGTCCGCAGATGAGCGCCTCGCATACAACCAGGGGATGTGCCTCGCCATCGGAAAGTAACACAAGATTACCGTAGTCTGTGAGTGAGTCGTAGAGTATTGTCTTTGTCCACTCCCCCAAATGGCGCGGATGACCGGGCATGAACTTGTTACATATACTGTGTCCAGCAAAGTACAGGTTCGGAACGTCCTGATACTTGTACTGCTTTTTACGTTCTTCGATCTTCGCCAAGTAGATCGACCGATTGGGAAACGCAGGTGTCTCGGAGTAACGGAATGAATCCTCGTTCGCACCATTCGGGGCCACGTAGATCCTATTCGGGTTACATCCAGCATTCACATATCGGTCTTTGATACCCTGCGACAGCGCAGCGATGGTAAAATTACCATTAATGAAGCCGCTGAAGATGTGGCCGTAACTCCACTGTCCATGAAACGTTGGATCTTCGAGGTAACCAAAATGAGACGTTGCAACCTTAGCCCGACAGTTAATTCGTGGAAGGATACCATAATAATCATCATATTGCAGGTGGACTATATCAGGGTTTAACGCATTTACCTGGCGAACCATTTCATTCTGATCACTTGTATTCACGATATGAACCTCTGCACCCATCTTACGAAGACATAACGTCTGATCCCATACAAGTGCCTCGACAGCCCCCCACCCGGTGGGCGGTATAGGCATGAAACCAGGTCCGACGATGACGATACGCATTTTTATAGATTAACTCGGCTGCTATAAATGCCTCATGTCGTAAAAATGTATGAAGTTACTTGTTCCTATCCATATAATGAAAAAGATCTGGTACGCGCCAAATGGGTTCGAAGCCTATGGAGATGAGGAGATCAAGGCGGTCGAAACCTGTCTGCGAGATGGATGGCTAGCTGGATTCGGTAAGTACACAATTGAGTTCGAGAACAAGGTATCAGCGTATTTCGGAAAGAAACATGGTCTATTCGTAAACTCCGGATCGTCGGCATGTACTCTTGCATTAGAGTGTTTAGATTTACCGAAGGGAAGTCACATAATCACCCCAGCATGCACATTTACTACCACGGTTGCTCCAATTATTCAACTAGGTCTAGTACCCGTGTTCTGCGATGTAGCCCTTAATGCATATGTTCCTACCGTCGATCAGGTGTTTGAAAAGATGACCCCCGATGTACATGCAATCATGTTACCAAACCTGATTGGTAACACACCGAATTGGGCAGCGATTCGTCAGCGCCTTCGCGAAACCGGTCGTAATGACGTATTCCTCATTGAGGATTCTGCAGATACGCTCGTATGTACACCCGAATCCGATGTATCGACTACAAGCTTCTATTCGAGTCACGTGATCACTGCATGTGGATCTGGCGGTATGGTCATGTTCAATAGCGAAGCACATCTCAAACGTGCGACAATGTTTCGCGATTGGGGCCGTGTGGGCAATAACCTCGAGGATGTATCGGATCGTTTTAATCACTCAGTCGATGGTATCCCATATGACTTCAAGTTCCTCTATGGCTGCCTCGGATACAACTTTAAGTCATCCGAAGTTAACGCCGCGTTCGGACTAGTTCAGCTGTCGAAGCTGGAGAGGTTCTTCGAGATTCGCAAAGCCAATCAGGTGCGGTATATGGAGAATCTCAAGGATGTTTCGAATGTTATGTTGCCCGATCAGTCTATGAACCCCAACTGGTTAGCATTCCCCCTTCTTGTTGAAAACCGTCTAGGCCTCGTTACGTTTCTCGAAGAGAACAATATCCAAACCCGAGTTATCTTCTCTGGTAACATTACGCGCCACCCGGCTTATCGCGAATACCTGGCTGACTACCCTAATGCAGACCGTATCATGAAGGATGGGATTCTGCTTGGCTGTCACCACGGCATGACTGTTGAAGACGTGGACACTGTCTGCGCGAAGATCAAGGAGTTCTATAAGTGCGCATAAATGGCATCTTCGACGTTTCGAACTTCGGTAATCGCCTTGAGCTTCGCCATAGAAAGTTCATACCCTCCTCGAGCCTCACCCTGTGTGGACACATTGACTTCAATGCGCTCTCTCTTTTCCGAATACATGGTCAGTAGACGAACAAGAGAAATAGTACCATCGTTTACAAAATTGTAGATACCATGAGCCCCGGCTTCGCACAACAGTGAAATCTTAGGGAACATGTCCGGAACCACTGTTAATGCAGTGCTAACTGGATGAACAGACGATGCGCGTCCAATCATCTTGGACATAAAACACTTTGGATGTCCATCTAACGTGATAGCTGGTCCGATTCGTAAGTATAGAATGTGTGGGAAGAACGGAACTACTTTCTCCAGCTCGATCTTCCATTTTGAGTAAACCCTATAGTTCATGTCTCCTTTGTCGTCCTCGGTATAGATTGGTCTACCTCCTGAGAAAATGTAACTAGACCCAAATACAGTAGTATGAATGTTTAATGTCGCAGTTATCGTGATCAGGTTCAATACACCAACGTAATTCGCATGGAAGGTTTCCGATTCATGTTGATCGCACCAGTCGGTCGACGGGGTTCCGGTAATTCCGGCAGCGCAAATCACAAATTTCGCACCAGAGTCAACGATCTGTTGGAAGAGTATTGGCGACGTTAGCCTTTCTCTGCTTTCGAATACGGAGTACCCCTGTTGTCTAAGTACTCGGACACAAGCCGTGCCTAAGAATCCACTTGAGCCAATAACGAAGTAGTCCATACCTTCTAATGTGTAAAACGACGAAAGCCATTAGTGGTGTTTTGATTGAAGAACTCTTTGAATGGAGGTTTCTCAATCCGTAGGCCCATTTCTTGGAAGTACTTGAGATGCAGGTACTCTGACTGGTTTATATGATGATCACTGTTACAGTGCTCTTTGAATAATCGGGGGAGGTTATCGAAATAGGTTTCAAACACGTTCATTGCAGACGATGATCCGTATGTTAAGATTTCATATATCAAGTCGGGGGAATGAAAATGGGCATATAGACAACTGGGTGGAGATGTCAGTAAGAGCGGTTCGGATAAATCAACATCGATACGAGTGAGAATCACTGCGTCGTATTCAAACCCATGTTCCTTCTCATATTGCGTTTTCAACATCATCACGCGTTTACGCGACTCGATTTGACTCATGACACCATGGTACATCATCTGAGTACATTCGTCCGTCCAATACCGCCTATCGTGAACCATTGATTGTGGAAGTGAGTTGTAATGGTTGATCTTGTCTTTGATTGCGTCGAAGTGCTCAATCGGATACATCTTCTTTCGTTCGAACTCAATCAGCTTTGGACCGAAAATGCGGAAGATATCTGATGGGGGGTATGCACTAAGGCCTTTATTTTTATGATACTCTTGCATAACCAGTCGCTGGAAGTATGACAACTCATTCATTACGTCGTCGCCGTAGTATATGTGGTGCATAAAGACATCAGCATTGTTGGGTTTAATGATCTTTTCGTATACAGACTGCCAGTGCTCGGGATTCCCACGTATTTCTCCGGATAGACATACGGCAACACGCATTTATGAGTAGTATCGTTTGATAGTGTAAATAAGTATACCATCGACACTACAATATGCAGAAGGTTGTTATGGTCGGCAACTGTCATATGACTGGAATCAGACGCGTATTGGGATATACAACATTCGCATCTAAGTATACGGTTGAGCAATTCGCTAACTGGGAGATGATTGAACGGAAGGACGTTTTACCAATTCAATCCCTTAAGAGTGCAGACGTTGTGATCTATCAGCCATTGAGTCACGTCCATGGATGTTATAGCACCGAGAATATGCTTCAGTTTTGCAGAGAAGATGCATTGCTTATATCCGTACCGCGTATTCACAATAACGCACTGTGGCCAATTTACGCAAAACGTTATGCCAAAGACATCTATTACGGTGGAGAGTATCTAGAAGACTATCCCGACGTTTCGAGGCAAGATATCTTAGCTAAATATGATGCGAGAGGTATTGATTTTAAGTTCAAAGAGCGATTTGACCGGAATATAGCACTCTCGACGGATCGCGAACAGGATACAGATGTGAAGGTTGTGAAGTTTATCCTCGACAACATTCGCAACCGCCAATTGTTTCTTACCCAAGATCACCCAACAACATGTGTATTTCAACACGTCGTTGAGCAGTTGGTAGATCCGCTCCGGATATCGTTCACGAACGCAATAGATAACGCGCCAGACAACATCGCCAATCTAGAAGACAGCGTGTACCATCTCCCGACGCAGAGATACCCACAGAGCTCATTAGCAGTTGAGGCCTTCGGTCTTAACTGGGTGACGCAGACAGATGATCTGTTTTATCGCCAAAGGCTCTGTGATCATCTCGCCTATTTGAAAATATGAGTAAAGAATACTTGACCATGTGAGCCATGTGCATCCACCAGGGTCATCGAATCCTTCACAATTGGATATGAGAGAACAAGAGCAATTTGTTCATTGTCGATACGTCGTTTCGCAATCATTTCGTCGTGGAAAATACGCATGACTTCATCTCGTACTACAACGAATGCGCGAGGCGTCATAACCCACATTGTTCCATGTAGGATGCATTCACATGTTCCAATATAGCTATCGGGATGAAAGGTTCCAAGACGGTTCCGAGATGAGTTCACTTCAATGTAGAACGTGTCGGCCAGACCAGGACGCGAGATGTACGTACGTCGGGTGTCGTAGAACCTCGATGATCCTGCATCCAGCCAAGCAAAATGTGAAGTCCCAAACGGATTCCGTGCAATTGCAGATTCCAACCAACCAAACTTACTGTACTGAACGGTACAGTACTCGGGGAGAAGGTTTGTAATGTCGCGCGGGTGGCGCAGTGTAGCCTTAAACTTGGGGTCAACCAATATATCCGCAATCGTGTCGCGATACTTCCACATGGGAATCTCGTTTAGCTCTGTTTCTACCACGTCGAGATCACCTCGTAGTGCGAGAATCTCCGACTTCCATCCGAGCGACTTGTCGAGATATACCACAAATGGATCGCGCACGGTAACCAGCGTCCGATAAAGACATGCTTTGTATTCACTGACTGACCTCCCGTCAACACCTTCGCGTCCGATGTTATAAAATGCGGTTACACACGTGATCGGCATTATGTTGTAAAAGATAGGATGCACTTAAGCTACAGTATCGTGATGCCGATTCATAATCAGGCAGCTATCCTTCCTGGGATTCTGACTAAACTCAAGGAAAACACCGTGGGTGACTATGAGATCATCTTCATCCTCGATGGTTGTACCGATACGAGTGAAGCAATCGTGCGTGCTTTTTCATTCAACCGCCCAGTGACGATCATTGTGAATCCAACTGGTCTTTTTGAAACGTCATGTGATAACCAGGGATTCAAGGCAGCGAAGGGAGAGTTCATTGTCGAGATCCAGGCAGATATGGAGATGACCACTCCAGGCTACAATGAGCTGTTGTGTCGCCCACTTAGGATCTTTCCGGATCTGATCGCAGTGTCTGGTCGATGTTGTCACACCCTCCGGGGCCCTGAATCAGGAGTAGGGAAACTTGGACGTCTTGTCGAACAGCCGCATCGCAACTACCCACTACACACAATCTACTTATCACATACCGTCAATCGCGGACCTCTTGCTTTGCGAAGGTCGATGGTTGAAGAGCTTGGTTGGTTAGATGAGGAGCATTATGTCCTCGGTGATGATGAACATGATCTGTTTGCACGAGCATGGGCGCAAAATAGATGGCGAACTGCATTCTTTCCAGTCGAGTTCCGAGCTCCACTTGAGTGGGGTAGCACTCGAAAGCAGCGACCCGCGCATGTTCAAGCGTATCTCGACCAACGCCGTGCAAAGGAGAAAAATGGATTCCTTGCACGGGCCACGTCGTTCCCTGAGCCGGAAACACGTAGTTTGGTGTAATAATGAAGGTCTTACTCAATCTCATCGCAACAAATCGGTACATGTCGTTCGTCCCGGCTATCCTTGAATCGGTGAATACACACTTTTTCCCATCGGCCGAGCGTCGTGTGATCGTGCATACGAATATTGAGCTTCCCGCGATGAACTACCCATCTCTCAATATTGAGAAACATGCAATTCCACATGAACAGTGGCCGTTCGTGACCTTAAAGCGATTCCATTACTTTCTAGGAATGGAGGACCGTCTGAAGGAGGCAGACTACTGTTTCTATATGGACGTGGACGCTATCTTCGTCCGAACGTTTGACTGGGCACTACCCGATCACGGAATGTTTGGAACGATTCACCCGATCCATCGTTCAGGTCCGGGTACACCCGAGCGCAATTCAATCTCAACTGCTTGCATTCCGGAAGGTTCGAACAGCCGATACTTTTATGGCGGGTTCTTCGGTGGGAAAAGCGAGGACTTCGTATCTATGGCTCACGAACTGAAGGCCCGAATCGACATAGATCTCTCTAGAGGTCATGTTGCACTCTGGCATGACGAGTCACATTTGAACTGCTATTTATACCAAAACCCCCCATCACTTACCTTTGAATTCCCGTTCGGAACTGCAGAGGGTATCTCTCAGATTGTTCCCGAGTCGTATATATACTTTATCGAAAAAGCGAATAGAGGTGGACATAATTACTTTCGAGGAATCGCATAGATACAATAATGCCCACCTTTGTAACCGCAGCGAGTAGTAATCATTTTAAGTCGTTGTGTCAACTACTCGAAACCCTTCGAGGCCAGCGAGTGTTTGTTTACGATCTCGGTCTTACATCTGGAGAAGGGGATCACATCCGTTCAACCTTTGAGGTGATCTATCGAACATTTCCATTTCACCATTATCCTCCTCACGTATCGTTGTCTGCTCAGGATGCAGGTGCATATGCTTGGAAGCCCATCATAGTATCCGATGTCTTCGCTGAGATTGATGGAGTTCTGATCTGGTGCGATGCTGGAAACAAGGTAACTGATCCGGTCGCACTCGAGCAATGTGTGCGTTCTGCCGGAGTATATACGCCCACGTCTTCGGGAACAATTGCTACCTGGACACATCCACTTGCATTAGCAACGATGGGTATACCGAAGCAGTGGTATGGATTCGATATGCGGAATGCAGCCTGCATTGGGTTTCTGAAAGGGTCTGCCGATCCGTTGGTTGCAGAATGGAGGTCTTTTGCACTAGACAAGAACGCGATTCTTCCTCTGGGAGCAAACCGTTCAAACCATCGACATGATCAGTCTATTCTGTCGTTCCTCTACTACAAGTATAAGGTCATGCGTCGAGATGACTACGTCGGATTTTCCATTCATAATGATATCGATTAAGTATATAATGCGAATCCAGGATCTGAAAGTCGTATATATATGCCCGGACCATAACGAAAAGTATCACGCACGGAAAGTCCATATGGACTCCATGCTGGAAACTATTGGGTTTAAAGACGTTGTCCATTTCAAATCAGGAACCGAAGGGTATCCACGGTGTCTCGCAAATGCGAACATTGAGATCCTCACTACGTATCTTGACGAACCTATTCTGCTCCTCGAAGACGATGTCGAATTCACAGGTGTAGAAGAATTTGACTTCATCGAGGATGCAGATGCGATCTACTTTGGAGTGAGTCTGTGCGCAGGGCATCCAACGCTCAATATCAATCAAGGATTCGCGGTCTATTCGAAGTATAACCATACACAAGACCGTATCCACAACATGCTAGGAACCCATGCAATCCTCTACATATCAAAGTCATACAAAGAGGCAGTTATCAATCGGTTAAAGACTGTGAAAGGCCACACAGATGTTGCGATCGCACGCATGCATCCTAATTTCAAGATTCTGGCCAACAAGAAACCATCGTTCTTTCAATCCGCCAAGTTCAACCCACCTAATCATAATAACTTCTATACGAAGTTCGAACTGACCGATGTTGCGTTACACCTGATCGCGACAAATAACTATACCCAATTCCTGGATCGGATCGTCAAGAGTGCAAAGAAGTACTTCTTTCCTGCACTTCGCCGTCATATCGTGATCTATTCAGACGACATGTCGGTTGTGAAACGCCTTGAACTGGCCCATCCGACCATCGAATTTCACTTCAAACAGATTCAACATGAACCATGGCCTTTCGTTACCTTGAGGCGATTTGAATACTTCTCGTCGATGAAGCTGAATGTAGATTATAGTTTCTACATCGACGTGGACTCTGAGTTTATTGGTCAGCTCGACAACTCATTCTTACCTCAATGGTTTGCAGCGACGGAACATCCGCTACCCGACCAAAGAGGATCTACGGAAAAGAACCCAGCCTCTCGTGCCGCTCTACCAGGTATTGTCGTTCAAACATATTTCTGCGGGGGGTTCTTTGGCGGCCACCAAAATCATTTCATGCATATATCAACCCTTCTTGCTAGTCGGATCCAAGACGATATGAAAAGGCGGGTCATGGCGTCATGGCACGACGAGAGTCATCTGAACTGGTATCTTTATCATCATAAGCCTTCAGCGATCTTTTATAAACCATTCGCAGTTGCAGAATCCTATACAAATGCAACACCTGATTCAAAGATTCTCTTTCTCGACAAAAGGAAGACAAATGTGGCGCGCCCGGTCGAAATAAAGGATATCAAGTTTAACGGTCGCTTTTCATTTTCATAAACAACCCCTAATCCAGGTGGATTTCCACCTACATTTGGTTTTGTTTTTGGTTCTTCGTGGTTTGATTCGTATGTGTCGTATTTAGTTGGAGTACGCGAGGCCACCCATGCCGCTCATGACGCGCAGCACGTTGTAGTTGACGGCGTACACGCGGACCTGAGCCGTGCGGCCAGAGCGCACCGTGTTCACGGACACCGTGAGCTGCAGGGTCGCCTTGTCGATGCGGGAGAAGTTGCACGTGCCGGACGGCTGGTGCTCCTCCGGCTTGAGCGCGAACGAGTACACGCAGATGCCCGGGGCCGCAGGCGTGCGCGTGTGGTGCTGGTACGGCTGCACGTAGCTGAAGTAGCGGCCCTCGCGCTCCGTGAAGCGGTCCTGGCCGTTGAGCTGCAGCTTGGCGACCTCCGTCGGGGTCTTGCCGGAGCAGCGCGTGCCCGAGTCGAGGATGACCTTCGCGAGCAGGTAGTTGGTCGTGTCCTCGAAGAGGTACTGCTGGTCATTGCCGGACGCATTGAAGTTCGAGTCGAGCCATGACGCACCGGCCAGCGAGGGGCCAACCGCGATACCAACGCCCGGGAGGTACGGGCCGGACGGGCCGTCGATGGTCGTCGGGACCACGAGGGCGCTCTGGCCGCCGCCCAGGGAGCCGCGGGCGAGCACATCCATGATCACACCCTCCGTGCTGAAGTCATCGGAGTAGTTGAACGGCTGGCAGCCGTTGACCTCGGCGATGTACGTAGGGGCCGGGACCGTGCAGTCGACGAACGAGTCGCGCTGAACAACCCACACGAGCTCCTTCACCGGGTGGTTGAAGTTGAGCTGGATCTTGTTCGACGAGGACGTGATCGACTCGGCGCCCGTGAACTGCAGCTGCTCGATGAGGTACTCGTGCGTCTGCTGGGCGAAGCGGCGGCGCTCCTCCGTGTCCAGGTAGATGTAGTCGATGTAGAGCGACGCGGCCGTGAGCGACTGGATCGCCGTCGGCACGCTGCCCGTCACCTCGTAGTAGCAGCAGTTGATCCACTGCTCGAACTCCACGTTGATGCGCACCTCGTGGTACTGGAGCGCGATCAGCGGGATCGCCAGGCCCGGGTTACGGCAGAACCAGAACTGGAGCGGGATGTAGAGCGTGCGCGCCGGCGTACCCGAGCGGGGGGCGCACGAGTTCGTCAGCTCAGAGCCCGCGCAGGACACATCCAGCGCATAGCCCTTGCGGTCCTTCATCAGCACGAGGTCGTGCGTGTTGCCGATCATCTCGTCGAGCGCCTTGACCGTGCCCTGGTCCTGCGTGAGCTGAGTCCAGATCTGCATCCAGTCACCATACTGGCGGTCGATGCGCTGGCCACCGATCTCGAGCTCAACCGTCTTGATCATGCGGTGACCGATGTAGTTGAGCCAGCGGAAGCGGGCAACCGTGGAGTTGTTGCCGGCATCCAGCTGAACTGCCGGGAGAACCACCTGGATGTACGTGCGGAACATCAGGTCGGCGTTACGGTTGATGATGGCCGTCACGCGCTTGTTGAAGTCCGCCTGGCCGTTGAAGGTAACCTCAATCGACTCCATGGCGAAGTTCGTGTGGCGCTTGAAGAGCACCTTCCAGAACGTGATCTGGGGATTGCCCGAGATGTAGATGTCCTGCGCACCATAGCTGACGAGCTGAAGAAGACCGCCACCCATATCGTTTGTATGCTACATCGCAACAAAATTTTCTTCAGCAACAATCTACACGCTCGGCGACTGTCCTTAAAAATGCGCATCTATGCGGTCAATTGTGATGTTGGGCGTGGCGAACGTCTGAAAGCTGCCGCAGCACCGTTGAACCTCGACATCGTCCTGGTTCAGTCCCCGCTCAAGGACGACCCAGAGGTTGTGCGTCGCGGAGCCACATGTTTCGCACGCGATACGTCCTACCCTACTGGGTTCGCAGCCACTCTTGGTCATATCCGATGCATGCAGGCGTTGGTGGATTCTGGAGAGCCGTTGGGAATTATCATTGAAGACGATGTGAGGTTTCACAAATACTTCAATGAGGTTGTAGCTTCAATGGCCGAGTATATGAAGGAGGGAAACACCGACATCTTGTCCCTTGGGTATATCAACATCCCTCAAGGGGATCATTACCATACACGTGGTCACATCCTGATTCGCAACGTAGGCGTCTCAAATCCATGGGGTGCACAGTGTTACATGATCACGCGTGAGTGGGCAGCTAAGTTCTGCAAGATCTTTGAGGTTGATGATGTGTCTGGCCCATACCAGTCGCATTTCATCACGGATTGGGTCATGTTCGACCCGATTCTTGGATGCCGCCGTGATACACTGATGTGGCCCATCGCAGTTGAAAGTCCAGAGGAAGCGTCTATCTGTGCATTTAACGCAGGAAAGCCGGATCTTTTCATGACGGTTTCGCGTGAGAACTTCTACCTGTGATAACAGACCCGACAGACTGAACTGTACATCTCCGCACCTCCAATGGCGATCTGTGGATATCCAGATACATGCCTCTTTGAGAAAAAGGAAGGCTCTCCGCAGGCACATCGTCCATTCAGATTAATCACTTCATTCGCCAACGGAATCGTATTGAGAATCTCACCAAACGGACGCCGATCTGAGTCGCCAGACAGGCCGATCAGATAGACGAACTTCCCAAGCGTATCTACTGCATATTCAACGAAGGGAACCAGACCTTGAAAAAACTGTACTTCGTCAACGATGATGACTTCGTAATTGGCCATAAACTCTTGAGTCAACGTATTGAGTGTTCCGGTTTCAAAGCAAGGCAGTGAGATACCAGTGTGGGTCGTAATGTGATTCGGGATAGACCGAGTATCACGGTTGGGCTTCACGATCAGCACGCGCACATTCTTCGAACGATACAGCGAGGCCACTTCGATCGCGTAGGATGTCTTCCCTGAAAACATGGGACCAATCACCACCTCGAGAGACATTTACCTAGACCATGCCTAGTAAGTGAAAATGGACACAGACCAAGGTCTGGCCCTAGGAATTGCATGTATTGGATTTGTTGGTGTTACGTTGTGTTTGATTTATGCTGTGGACCGTATCTGGTGTCCACGCCGTTATCGCCCTGTTTCATTATCAGATCAGGACTCTATTCCATGACCATGTGAGGCACAATGTGCATGGCCTCCAACTCCTGCATCCAGAGTTTCATTGCATAGGGGAGCGTCTTCTGAACGAAATCTGTCTTGTTACCACATGAGCCGCAGGAATATAGCCCCTCCTGTGGATTAACCACTGCGAGAGTTCCACAGGTCTTGCAGATGCCTGTCGTGAACGGGTCAGACACATCCATCAGTCGCTCCTTCGTGAAGGCAGAGGCACCATGTGAGATCATGCAATCGCGCTCCATCTCACCTACGCGAAGACCGCCATCTCGAGATCGTCCCTCGCAGGGCTGACGAGTGAGCGACACGATAGGACCGCGGGCTCGAGAGTGCTTCTTATCAATCACCATGTGCTTCAGGCGCTGGTAGAAGGTAGGGCCCATGAAGATCTCCGCCTGCATCATCTCACCGGTCTGACCGTTGTACAGGATCTCGTTTCCGTAGGGATGCATGCCCAGTTCCAGCATCTGCTCACGGAGCTGCTCGACCTTCAGGTGGGAATACGGCGTTCCATCACCGAGCGTACCCTTGCGAACACAGACCTTACCGAAGATACACTCCATCAACTGCGCAATGGTCATACGACTAGGCACAGCGTGTGGATTCATAATCAGATCCGGACGAAGACCTGCGCCGGTGAACGGCATATCCTGCTCGTCAAGCAGCATTCCAACCGTTCCCTTCTGACCGTGGCGAGAACTGAACTTGTCGCCAATCTGAGGCACACGCTCGGACACCACGCGAACCTTGACGAAGGGATATCCATCCGAGTTCTTGTCCTGCCACACTCCGTCGATACGGCCAGGCTCTGCATTCTTATGCGTAGTCGACGCATCGCGGAACGAGTAACCAGCCGTGTCGTGGCGAAGGTTCACGACCTTGCCAATGACCACATCGTTCTCCTGGATGTTCGCATGGAGCATCGGAATCCCACTCTCATTGATGGCCGCATAGCTCGTGTTCTTGAACTTACGCGTGTTGTGCTTCTGAGGACGCATGAACTTCTCCTCACGACCCGAGGTCACATTGCGATGCTCCTCATCCTTGTACATCGTGTAGTAGAGGCCGCGGAAGAGGCCGCGGTTCACAGCAGACCGATTCATGATGATCGAGTCCTCCTGATTGTAGCCACCGTAACAGGCAATGGCTACAATCGCATTCATACCGAAGGGCATCTCCTGCATCTTCAGAATGTTCATCGATCGCGTTTCGACGATAGGGCGGCTGATGGAACACAATACATATGCGTTCTTGTCCAGGCGCTTAGCGAAGTTGGTCGCATAGACACACATCGACTGCTTGCCCATAGCCGATTGGTAGGTGTTTCGGGGCGACTGATTGTGGTCCGACAGCGGAATCGTGCCCGCCATGTGACCGACTAGCATCGAAGGGTGAATCTCATAGTGCGAGTGCGTCGTCACATCCTTCTTGGTCAGAGCAATGCGAAGTGTTTCCGTTTCTGATGCATCGATGTACTCGACGCAGCACCGTAGCCAGGCATTCCAATCCTTGCGGTCCTCGCCCTCCGGCTCCGGAGCACCTACGCGGAATACGGGACGAACCGCACGGCCACCGTCCGTCTCGATCAGAATCGAGTTGAGCAGTGTATACCACGCAATCGAGGTGTGTGGGTGAAGGCGCAGGGTTTGTTTCGCTGAGCGCATGGACTTCACAACCGTCAGAGGGTCAGACGTGTAGCCAACCAGAACACCGTTCACAGTGATGGATGTTCCCTCATAGACCTTGGGCGTCGTAATCCAGGTCACGTTCGCCTTCTCCAAGAAGTGGAGGATTGTAGAGGACGGCACGTGCTGCGAGATCGAGGTCAAGAGCGACATGGTCTTCACAATGCCGACCGAGTGACCCTCTGGAGTTTCCACAGGGCACATGAATCCCCAGCTCGTCCCGTGCAGCTTGCGAGGTGCGAGTAGCTTGCCCGACTTCTCCACCGGTGTCTGAATGCGGCGGATGTGGCTGAGCGTGGCTGCATACGACATGCGCGCCAAGACCTGTGAAACACCCACCTTGGTCGCATTAGACAACGACGTCGAATTGTTCGTACCCATGCCCTGAACTGTGAAGTTGCCCGTAGCCAGAGCCTGCTTCATCTTGCCCTCGATGGTGGACACCTTGAGGATCTTGTAGAGGTTGTTGATATTCAGGATCTCCAGTGGCTGGCCCGCCTTCTTCCACGTGTCGTTGTTGACCTCCTGAACGAACTCATTACGCGTATCATTGCAGACCTTCTGGAACAGCTGCCGGAACAGGTGGGTCAGTAGAGCACCGGTCGTGACCACGCGCTTGTTCGGGTAAGCATCTCGGTCGTCCAGTGGGATGTGCTTACAATAGGTCAGAAGCAACCTACGAATCATCGAGCCCATCAGCATCGTTCGGCGGGCGTTAAGAACAGCGGGTGTGGTGGTTTCGCCAGCAAATCGTACATGCGGCAGAAGCTCGGTCGTGAGCAGATGCTGGACATATGCACACTTGTCCTCCTGGTTAGTTCCGTATTGGAGGTGATTGGTCAGGTAACGAACCGCGTCATCCTGAGTGAAGATGCCCATCTCCGATGCGTCGCGGAACGATGCACCCAGCAACTCAACATGCGAGTCTTTCTCATCGCTCCAGATGATGCGTGCGACCGTGCGGTCGTCGACCACACCCAACGCACGGAAGTAGATCATCACCGGAATGTCCTCGCGGAATCGAGGAACGCATGCAACCATCGGGTATCCGAAGCCGTTGAACTTGGAACTGAGGCGGATCTCCAGTTTCTTGGGCGGAGTTGTGAAGGACTCGTGAAGGCTCTTCATCTCGACCGAATACAGATACTTGGACGAGGTCTTCTTGTTCTGGAAGATCATGATGCGGTTATCAGCCACCTTCTCCTGGCACAAGATCGTGCGCTCAGATCCGTGGACCACGAAGTATCCGAGCGGGTCGTGTGAGCACTCTCCCATCTCAGTCGCAGCGACCGGGTAATCCTTGAGGAGGCAGAGCGAAGAGCCAAGCATCACCGGTAGCTTACCGAGGCTGATGCCCTCGAAGACGCGGAACTCCTCGTCAAAGGTGTCGAGCAGTGGTCCCTTGTAGGTGCGGGCTACGAAGCGAATATCTGCATGCATCTGTGCGGCATAAGTGAAGTTGCGAACGCGCGCCTCCATCGGTAGCATGGGCTTTACGCGACCAGTGGCCTCTTGAAGGCGGGGCTTGAGGTAGGTGACGTTCTCGAATGATAATCTGAACTCATACTTGTACTTCTTGGTTGTTTCATCCTGTTCATGCCACACAGTGATTGGAGCAGTTGACTGGACGATGAGGGGGAGCTTGTTGCGGATGAAGTCCTCGAACGAGTCGATCTGATGGTCTACGAGACGACGAACACCCTTTGCGAAGTAAGCGTTGACGGCTTCCCACTCCATGGTACTAGAATGCCCCGGTTAGCCTGTAAATAAGGTTTATCCGTTTTGAGTAAAGGGATGTCCGAGATGAAAATTAGTAAGGTGGGGCATGAGGCACCCCGACAGAAGACTCAGAAGAACAGTCGCACATATCCTAGGGGTGTTCTCCGCAAGACCGCGCGCAAGATCGAAGGAGTGAAGGATCCTGCGAAGAGTCCTCCCTTCAAACCGACCATTCGCATTCTGACTCGCAAGGGTGAGCAGCAGAAGCGTAAGAAGATCCAGGGAACGCTGAAGAACATGAGTGATCGTCAAATCCGAGACAAGCTGAAGAAGTCTAACCTGCCCGTGAGCGACAAGGCGCCTCGTGAGCTAATGATGAGTATTCTCGAAGGCGGCACAGAAGCAGGAATGATTTCGTAATGTATACTAATGACGGCTATTTGGGGGCCATTAGGATGGATGGCGTTACACTCGGCCGCATCGTTGTATCCAGATACTCCGACGGAACCTGAACGTCAGCTTATGACTACGTGGCTCGATCTCTTCAGGGATACAATCACCTGTCCAACATGTCAGGCACACTTTACGGAGCTTCTCGGAAATTACCGCGCACAGTTCCCGAACATGATGTATTCGCGGGCTAATTTCATATTGTTTACATTTCGAGCTCATAATGACGTCAATCGGCGTCTGAACAAACCACTCTATCTTAGCGTTGCCTCCTGCTTTGAACGTCTTCGAAAGAATGTCCAGTTTAACACTGCGAGGTCGTTTAGGATTACCTACATTAACCACATCACACGTCATTGGAGGTCTTTTCAGGATTCATCAGGTCTTGCGGCGATGAAGAAGATTCACCAGATGAAGAAGATTGAGGATAGTTACATGACCCAGCGAAGCAATGAGTTTGAGATCATCATCCCCGAGGATGTTGTGATGGTCCAGTTGGGACCGCAGGAGGTTCCAACGGCTCGACCCATTCTGCAGGCAGGTGCTGGATCTAGGATGATGATGACTCCATTTGGACTTCGACTACGGAAGTAAGAGGTCGGGCGGGGTCCCAAGGTAAAGACATATATGGGTCAGTTTCCCATGTGTATCTCCGCATCCACGGATGGCGAGTATCGTGGTCTTCATCATAGTGTTCATCGACAAACATAACACGGCGTTTGGCTTTGCGCAATGACGCGCACGGCAAAATGAACTGAAGTTGATGACCAACGTGAAATGGAGGTGTTGGATGGTCCCAGTGAATCGCTGGCTGTTCAAAGTCCTCCAATGTCTGGAGAAGCGGAGCCTCGGAATATGGATAGAACCAACACCAGTCTGGAACCCTTGAGGTTGTGAAATACTCGAGCGTCCATGCATACGTCTTCCAGTAGGCTTCACATACCGGAGCCCAATCGATGACGCCATCTAGTAACAGGCCGACCCTTGACTCCAACCCAAGTCCGTCTGGCGCCACAATATGCGCATCGTGTGGCTTTCTGCGCTCAATTAGCACCTTGGTTTCCATCTTCACTGGTTCCATCATACGGAGTGCACGGCCATGTCCTTCTTCACGAAGAGAGAACATGGACACTGCAGGCATGAAGTCATTACCAAAGTAGCGAATACATAGCTTCACGTAGTCATCTACGGGGAGAGGAAGAACAGCCGCCAGGGCGGAAATCGAAAAGGCATCCTCATCTCGAAGAAGGAATAGATTCCCGAGTGAACGCTGTGCAAGAGCGATGAGCACCAAATCAGCGTCCAAGCCGTACAACGCAATAGTGGTTCGCCGGGATGCGTCAATTGTTCGCAACCATTGAAATATCTTATGTTCCCCTTCGCCATGTTCGTCTGTTCCTGATATCACAGCCTCCGGGAAAGCCTTTCGAAGCTCCTTTACCAGCTCGCGCATATACGGGGTTTCGGGAGATAGCTGATTCTTTTCTACGTTCTCCGGGTTCTTGAACCGGCGATAGCGCTGTTGGACCATCTTCGCATACGGCACAAGACCATCGAACGCCAAGTAGAGCGTCTTGTATCGCATCCGCTCGAGATACGTCCGCAACTCGGAAATCACACTCCCAATCGGATCTTCTTCCTTAATGGCTTTATGTAAGAAACAGTTGAAGTCCATGCAGAGCACATCGGCTTCAAATGTATCATAACGCTTCTGAATGTGTTTATGCGTCCGCAAAAGGGACGCTACGTAAAACGGGATACCCATTATGAGTAGTAAGTTGATGAAGTGAAGACGGTTTAGCAGCAGCACCACTTCCGCTTAGCAGCATCAGCGATAACCGTCTCGATGCTCTTGACCGTGATGCGGGGCTGGTTCATCAGGATATCCTCAGCCTTCTTCTCGACGGCCGCAATCTTCGCACTCGCCTGAACCGCGGCAGCCACAGAATCCACGACATGCGGGAGCATCGTGTTGACGAAAATACGCGCAACATCCTTCTCGGCATCGGGCATCGAGGACGCGTTGATGACGTGGAGCAGGCTGGCCTGGAGAAGCGTCAGGCGCTCCTTCGGGGTCATCATGTCGAGCGACTGGAGGTGCGTGGCGAGCTTCGTCACACCGGGGACCGGGTTCTTCCAGTCAATCGAATCGAACAGAGTGGGCTCTGCGGGTGCAGGAGCAGGAACAGGAGCGGGTTCAACCGCAGGAGCAGGCTCCGGAACTGTGGGGGCCTCAACCTCCACCGGAGCAGGAACAGACGCAGTATCGGCCATTTACTCTGAGGTCGGGAGTTTCTTGTAAACCTCACCAACGCATCACAGGACGACGACGTGTCTTGCGAAGGCCACCCTTCGCAGGTGCTAACGACGGCGCTGCAACAGGAACAGTCGGAGCAGGCATCATTGGCTCAGGAAGTGCCTTCGGGGCCTTCGCCTTCTCACGCCGGCGCTGGGCCTTCTCCTCATCCGTCATTTTGACACGTTGGGTCTTTGCTTTGGGCTCGGCCTTAGGCGCAGCCTTCTTCGCCGCCTTGCGAGTCTGTGCCTGCTGAAACTTCACATCCTTCTTATAGGCCTTCAAGTCGTCCTTTGCCTTCTTCAGATCCTCTTCTAACTTGGCTATCCGCAGACTCGATGCATTCGTGGTTCCCGCGGCCACGCAGAATTGATCGACCTTTTGACGCAACGTAGGCATCCTTACTACTAAAAACGAAATTAAGTAGTAATACGATGGGAGAAGCTCAAATGCCGTGCCCTAATTGCTTTGAAGATTCACTAACTACGCATGCAGAGAATGGCCTACCCGTATGTAATGGATGCACCGAGTCGTTCTGCCCACTCTGTTATCACGGAACGCGCTACGCATGTGCCTACTTCACCAGCACAGTGCCCGAGAAGAACTGGCTCGCAGCAATCGAGTATATACGAGCAAATCCCGACAAGAATGAGCGCATAATTCGCTCAGGGCCTACGAACCAGTGTTGTGTAGTCAGAGTCGGACTGACTCTCTTCCGCCGTGTGGTTCGCGATGGCGTGGTTGTGAGCGAAACACCGGTTGATCCAATCGAGGCATGCGATTACTGTGGGGCATATGACCGCAGATACGAACATCTTAGAAGGGCCTATACATCTGGATTCGCATGTACGGAATGCGCAAATGGTATTCTAGGCAAGTGATAAATGTGGGAGTGGATTCTTCTTGTGCTGGTTCTCATCTTTTTATACTTGTTTATTCGGCCGAATCTGACGGAGGCTCCGGGGTGTAAAGCGTGTGCAAAGCGCAGCGAAAATCCTGCTGACTAACAAATGTTCGGGTTCATCAAGGCGTTCAAACCCAAACCAGTTGCTCCGGCACCTAAGATTCCTTCGCAACCAGCTCCCCCTCCGCCATCTGGGCCAACATCGTAAGTTTTCGAGCGGGTGTATAAATGGGAACTATTCGTCGCAAGGGATACCATGCTACACGCAAGGGAACTAAGTATTATGTCCGCCCGACAACCATGGTTGATCGCGGAGAACGTGGGAAGTGGTCAAGCGTTCATAAGGAGTCCGGTATCGGACCTCTTAGGAAGGGGACGCTTCTTGGATACAATGCAAATGAAAAGACGCCGGCTCGGCATAATACGTTGAGGCGTGTTGTGCACAAGTTTGGCCCGCTCTCCACGTTCCGCAAGCTCAATGCGGTTGCGGTCTATACCAAGCGCACTGCGCCGTCACGGTCAAAGACGTTTAAGGCTGACCGTAACTGGGTGAAAAAGAACTTCATGTAAGACAAATGAAGAAGTGGATTCTAATTGCCCTCCTTATTCTCGTACTTGCCGGATATGTGTCGTTTCAGGCACCCGGTGTCCAGTGCCCCGGTTCGATGGTCCATTGTCCGGGTGTTGGATGCGTGTCTGGACCTGAAAAGTGCATCCCTGGTGCAACAGGTGGACCCATGGCGACCTTCTCAACCACGTGGGAGAAGTTCACAAACGGTAAGGATATGTTTCCCGGAGTGCCGGTATTTGAAGTCGGAAGTTCTCCGACCATCAAGAACTGCGGGAATGCTACTCGCGCCGTAGATGGCCGTTGCCCTGAGTTTATCGCTCCTTAACGCAGACAAAGACACTCAGGACGCACCTCCTCTACCGGAGCCTGACGCGTCATTACCTTAATCTTCATCTTCTTAACCTCGAAATACTCCTCAACGGTGTCCTTGACGACTGCCGGGTCGAAATCCTTGCAGGAGAACACATCCAAATACATGGAGTTGTTCTCTTCCACAAAATGTGCACAGATGTTGCTCGTTTCGATGAGCTGAACGAGCGTGTATCCGGCCTTGTTACCCGAACCAAATCGCACAATATGAGGATTACCATACGCAACCATGTCGATGCGCTTGACGAGCGTCTTTGTGAAGTCATAGATCAGTGTGGGGTTACGAATGGTGTGAGCCCCAGCCCCAGCTGCGTCGAGAATCAGGTGCTTTCCCCAGGTGCGAAGCGGGATCATTGACTATATACTAGTGCTGCGTGAAAATCACCGCCGGCGCCGGTGGCCACCCATGAGAGGCTGCTGCGAGGGCGTGTTCAGGAAGAAGGCATAGTACGGAATGTAGATGCTTCCGAAGATGAAGTCAATCACCGCCCAGAAGGGGGACTGGTATTTGTCGTACGACAGCTTCGCGGCAGCGGCGTGGAGGAGGAACGCAAACACTCCGCCAAACGAGCCAAGGATAATCGTCACAACAGACCAGAAGGATGCGGGCTGCTGGGCGGCAGGTGAAGGCGCGGGTGCAGAAAGCGCAGGGTTAACTCCGGGGGTGCTCATTATAACCACATGCGAATAAAAACGAATTCACCAACTCAGGGCATAAGATAAGTTATGGAATCTCAACGTCTGGCGATGGAGCTACTTGTACGCGGACATACATCTCATGGAACAGACTACCAGCGAAGTATTCGACTGCGAACACTTAGTCCGTATGAATTTAGGTGCCGCAACCTCTACAAGGCGCTTCGACAGCTGCACAATCAATACATCAACTTCTACATTGCCGGGAAGGACACCCGCTTCCTCGAGTCAACTATACGTGCGTATTCCAGAATTCTGAAAATGGATCCTCCGCTCTTACGAAGACGGTAAGAGCCCCCTCCAACATGATCAACACCCACACCTTCTACTGCTCTACAATGAACTGCGACAACGAGACTAACTACAATGGGGGACTGTGCGACGAGCACAGGAAGGAGACGCTCTCCTACGAATCAAGCGAATGCCCTGGCTGCGGCAACGATATCTATATTGGCGCAAACGGCTACTGTGCGAACTGCTGGGTCGAGCGGTTCGGATGCGAGTCACCCATCCCACACAAGTGCTCGGGTGAGTGGGACTACAAGCGTGGAGTGTTCTCCTGCGACTTCGAGGAAGAGCCAGACTGCCCTAGCCACCGCACGAGCTCGGTCGCTTCGGTTTACGAGCGATCATGCGACTCGTGTTATGAGATGTTCACCTCGAAGGTCCAGACTCGCTGCTGTGGCGAGTGCTACACTGACGCGGCGGTCGTCATCCAAAAGTGGTGGCGCGCACGCCTCCCGTTCCAATGGTGTAACCTCTGGTTTCAGGGCCACTGCCGCACCTGTAGGAGCTACTTCCCTACGCAGAAGGAACACGAAGTCTACTGCCCAGAGTGTCGGGACTCGATCAAGCTCCCGAATCTGCCTCCGTCGCCGATCGACGAGATCGAGGAGAGGTTCAAACAATTTGGATTGGACTACTGCGATGGATGTCGCGACGAATGCCTGAACCAACAAGGCCACATGTATCCAGGCGGCTGCCTATACGAATCCCCAGAGGAAGCCGACTGAAAACGGATTCGTGAGCCCCAACAATTTTTACATTCCATCGGCAAGAATGATTAACTACATCGCACTCGGTTTCAACGAAGAGGACAACAAGATGCTTCAGGACGCAGAGAACGCAATCACGGTAGCAAACATGTGGGAGTGGATGAAGGACGAACCGGGCACCGGAGGGTACTCGATGTCCGACGGCGAGGAAATGAGGGCGATTCGCAAGCATATGAAGTATGACGGTCATTCGGGGGCGAGTCTTGCGATGACGATGCGGGAGATGCAGTTGATGGCCACACTCGGTATCGACGCCTACTGCTCCATGTATACGCAGAAGATCGCACCGCCTCCGGAGAAGAAGAATAAGCTCGTTCGCACACCTGAAATGGATGCCAAAGTGATCGAAGAGTATGAGAACCGGGCACCCTTCGCGAAGGCCCCGAAGTGGTCATACGAGTATATCAAGGCGTTCCCAGATGTCCTGCGCAACGTGCGAGTGGAAGATGATTTCAAGCGGCCAGGTGTCTCCGATCCGACGGCTCGCCGACTCAACTGGTAAAACGGAAATAGTTGGTCTAGACTAACTAGAGTGTGATGGAGTCCTGTGCTATGTGTTCGTGTTACGTGTACGATGTTCTTCAAAGTCCATATCCAAGTACTGCACCGGCCTCTGCGTTGATTCGACAGGATCGAATCAAACATCTCTTTCCAGTCCTCGTTCCAGAAGTGATCCGCTTAATCAAGGTTAATCGTAAGAATCCAGGAACTACCTATCACTGCACATTGATCTGTCTGGAAGCAGGTCTTGCAAGGAGGACACGAATAAACCAAACCTTAATTTGCCAACACTGGTTTGCAGAAAAGATCAGAATAATCGGAGATCTCAACCAACTTCACTTTCACCACACGGGTGGATATTGCCCTGATCTAGACAAGTGAAAACGGATTCACCACACCTCAAAATTTTTCAATTCATCCACAATGGAAGACTGCTCAATCTGCTATGAAGCTGTCGACAAGAGTACAGGACACTGCACCCTCGCCTGCAATCACTCCTTCCACATCAACTGTTTGACTACATGGACTGCTAAAGAACCTTCCTGCCCACTGTGCCGCCACGAACTCGGTGAAAAGGAGGTCGCGGTGAAACGACAGCCGAGAAACATATTTGAACAACATGTTCCAGCTACATATCTTCTACATACGGCTGCGCAGTTTCACACATCCAATATCGTAATCGAAGACGACGCGCAGCCAGTTCCACCCTTGTCCGCATCACGGAAGATCCGCATCGGCAATGGAGTCGAAGTCTTGGAGAGCGATGTCGCATGCGTAATGCAGAATGCAGGTGTCTCGAGGAGTATAGCCATTCAAACGCTTCGTCGAAATGAAGGCGATATCGTGAATTCGATCATGGGTCTCACCGAAGAACCAACGCCACCGCTGCCTCCTGAACCACGTCCTCCGCATGATATCATGAATGCCCCAACGGATGACCAGACTATGAAGTGGGCGTTGTGGCGGATGTTCGAGGGGATGAGGTCTGGATATCAGTGGAATAGTTACTATGACCTCAGGTTGCGAACGAAGCACTATTACGGCAACGAATACTGGATTCACAAGGACATTCACGACGTGTGTGACGAGGCGGGCGTTGCTCGTGGATACGAATCTGCCTAAAGAATAATGGAACAGGCGGCCGCAACGAAGAAGGAGCAAGTCAAATTTTCCATTCAGGTTGTGTCGGAGGAAATCGATAAGATGCTTGCGGATGGAAAAAGCCGCCATCTGTTCTATAGGGTCGTCAAGGGCGACAGGTTATATGGACCTGACGTTCTTGAATGCCAGCTCATGGATGTGATCGCGGATCTCCAGGATAAATATAGTGGGCGAGCGTGGGTTAGTCGTTCTCCAGAGGGAATCGTGGTTGACCGAATAAATTCGTGAGGTCTAACAAAATGGATCTCAACATCGTTATTCCCGCGCTCCTCTTTATCCTCCTGTCCCCGGGTGTCCTCTTGTCGCTGCCGGCTGGCGCGTCACGCACGACGCAGGTCCTCACGCACGCCGTCGTGTTTGCGGCCGTCTACTATGGTCTGCGTAAGACGTTTCCCCAGTATTATTGAAATCATCCCTGAGCCAAAATATGACGCACTGCCCGGTGCCGCTCATGCTCGCCAATCGACTCCCATGCTAAGAACTCTCTGAACGCTAGCTCCTCCTTCGAGAGAGGGAACTTCTTCGGATAACACGCCTTCAACTCACAAAATGCTTCTGCCTCTGCTGCAGCATTCTGTTGGTAGAGAAACCCGATGATTTGAACCAGTTTTGCGTGTTTGGCCTCGATAGGCAGTGCCTTAAAGTTCGCCATAAAGACTTCCATTGTTCAACAACGCCGAGTAGGTTTAAATGCCCGTAGTTTTGGCCGCGGTCTTAATGGTCTCGTCGCGCGCCTTGTAGATCTGGATCAGAGGCTCAAATTGAATGTCTGTGAGAATGATGAATCCTCCGATGGACAGAATGATACCGTCCTCCCAATCCAGACCCTTTGGCCTGAACAGCCAGAAGTAGATGCCTACAAAGAGACCTAGCGATACCTTGAAGACTGCGTCGACCACAGCGAACACTGGACTCTCGGCAACCTTGAATCCGAGCGCAAGCATGACAATCTGGGCCAAGACGACGGTCTTCAAGAAGAAGAAGTAAAGTTGATACCACTTCATTACTTTCTGCGGGGAAATGGATTTAGAGATCGTCTGACCGTGAGAACAATGGAACTTGGAATTCTATTGCTAGACCATCATCGAACGGTCAGCTTCGTGACCACAACTCCGAGTCGTGCGCCAACTGTTTTTGCACAGATCGTCATCAAGAACATGACGGGGTACAACCACGCATCGGGTGGGACATTTGATCACACACCATTGTCCATTTCCTTCTTTACTGAGCGCACCTCTGTCATGATGGTTGGTAAGATCACAGACGAGTTGTATGACCAAGTTCGTCAGAGAGTCCAGTTCGAACTGAACCGACAGATCTTCGACGCCACCGGTTGCTAAAAACGAATCCGGGCTTCGACAACCACTGTAAGCTCATCCAAAATGTTCGCCTTCTGCTGCAAGCGTTCTAAGACTGCCCCTGAGCACCCCATCTTCGACACCCCCACTGTTCCCCTCAACTACTGTGAGTGGTGTGAGAATGACCTCGACACCTGCATCGCATACACCCTCAACACTCTCAATGCGAACACTAAGAATCCCCACGTCTATCGCATCGGACAGTGCTGCGTTGACTCTGGCGAGCTGACGAGTTACGTATCCGACTTCAATGTGGAGTGGGGCTTCGATCCTCAAGCCTATCTAGATCCCATCGTAACGCACTGGAATGTCTCGCATATGTTCGAGGAGGCCAAGGCTCGTCACTACGACGGTGACCGTGAGGGCGCTCGCGGTATGTTCCGATCTGCGTGGCGCACCTACAAGAAGCTCACCGAGGAGGAGAAGAAGCTGGTGGTGAAGTAGTCGCTGTCCGTTAGGACAGCCCACACTCCCCGCGAAAACGAAACCACACAACCTAATTTATTTTCCATTCAAATGAAGCCTATGACTCGTGCTCAATTGCAGAATGCGCCCGCCGACCTCGTTGCTGCAAAGGAGAGGGCAGCGATTCGCCAACAGGAAGTCAATGGTCAATTGTGGGCCGAGTGGGTCTATAAGCGAGTTCGAGAGACCGCTGAGCAGGGCCTGCTTGAATACCGAGCCGTTTGCCCAGAAACTGTGACGTCGGTTGGGTATTCGTACGGCGTGAAACTACTCATTCAATGGTTTCCAGATTCAGAAGTAACTACGGTCATCTCTGGCGCTCTGAAGAACAACGCACAGACATCCGTTCGGATTAGCTGGGCCGACAGACCGGTTACGTTCGACCGCGAACAACGTAGACATGAAAAGGAGACGAGCTGGTAACTTCAACGAGGCGGAAATGGTTGTGGGTCACCGATATCCTCTTGACTACGTTGTACAATAACGACTTGTGGTTCTGTAACTGGAGGAAGAGGTGATCGAAGTCTACAAACGCAAACAAGGATAAACATACTAAGAAACGCAGCGACGCCTATTACAGCGGCACCTGGATCCATTAGTTTTTCAATGTGAGAAAGTGTAAATGGACCTCTATGATTGGAGTTTCCGTGCGATTCTGATTGAAACTCGACATGTCGAACGACATGATCGAATGGCGAAGTTCTACTGGAAACTACTCGACAGTCGCTGCGTGGACTGTCCGTACAAACACCGCTACGATCTCGCAGTGAACATGAGGTATGCAGCGCGTCAGAGGTTGAAGTACGCACAATGGGTGAACGACCGACGTGGGAATGTAAGTGGGTTAGGTGCTTCCGACCGTGAAGGAGTATGTCGCGTTTTCTACACATCGGGGCAAAAGTCATTCATGTTCCATCGGTAATGCAGATCTTCGTGGGTCAGAACTATAACAGTCAGTCAGTCATGACCATCTGCTACCACAATGAACGCATTGAGAAGATTGAATATCCACTTGGCAAATGGGCGGACTGTGATAAGGACCACGAACGCATGGAAAAGTGTATGAAGGCGGTTGATGATGTATTGTCTGTGCTTCCGGAGAAAGAGCCGGAACAAATGAAGTAAAATCCGAAAACGGATCCGCATTTCACAGGCAAATTGGTAGCGTCGGCAAACAAAATGGCTTTCCTCGATGCTTTCCTCCGCGCAAATGAGTGTAAGGGACTTCAACATGGCGACAATCACCAGATTTGGTGGGTTCCTATCAAACTCTTCAACAAACTTCCGATCAAGCAGTGGAAGTTCAACCGGCCTCCCGATACGGATCGGATTGCCGAAATTCACCAACACATCGTTAAGGCCAAACGTGTGGATGGCATCATCTACCTCGCAGATGTCGGAACAGACACTGTATGTTACGAATCAAATCACCGCCGTGAAGCCCTCAAGGGCGTCGAGGAGTGCGCGGATATCCTGGTCGACATCATGTGGAACGCCACTGATGAAGATGTGAAGGAGGAGTTCTTCCGCCTGAACAAGTGTGTCCCCGTTCCAGACCTGTATGTATCGAGGGAGGTTGTCGTAGAGGCTTCCCAGCTCATCGCAGCCCGCGATACCTTCTGTAAGAAGTATTCGGCGCTGAAGTCGACCAGCGCCAACCCGCACCGGCCCGGGTTCAATCCAGAGGGAGTCCTCAACGACTTCCTCGACATCACGAAGATCCACAAGATTACTGTGGATGAGCTGATGAAGCGCCTGGACAAGGTGAACGATGAGATGGCTACGCGCAACCGCAGGAAGCTGACGCAGAATGTCATCGAGAAGTGCGAGAGGACCGGGTTGTGGCTCTTCGCCTGGGAGAAGCGCTTGAATGTGCGGGATTTCGCGTAGAAAACGGAAAGTCCCAACCTCAAAATTTTTAACTTCAAAATGGACGAAATCACTCTCTTGCGGAGTAAACTGGCGGAACTCGAATCAAAACTTGAAGAGGCTAATCAGCGCAAGATGCCGTCAATCACGAACGAGTGGATAGTAACTGAATGTAGAAAGAGTGTGAATAAGATTGATCGGGCGCGCCAGCTATATCTCGACAAGCATAAGGTAGCGCTTGCTGCAGCCGAAGAGCGAATTATGGATTGCAAACTGATCATTCCACCCAATGAATCAATCATGACCCCGTTATCCCGCCAGATTCAGTCAAACCCCAAAGGACCGTGGCGGGTGTCCTATCAGTTGTGGGATAGTGGTGGGAGTAATTTGGGTATATCCGAAGAAGGCGTTTTCGCCAGCGAGTTTGTAAAAAAGATGGTGAAGAAGTATCATTCGGAGATGCTGAAGACTACGTTCCCAACTGCAACATGGGAATGTAGTGGTGGACAAGGACCGATTCAACTATGGGTTACCTTTCCAGAGCCACATGATTCAATGGATGAGTATAAACACCCGTTACTTCAGTGTACCGATATTTGACCGATAACTATAATGTACACAATCGTATCCTCCATCACGAAGAGGTATTCGACTGCAGATGATGTCTTTTTAAACTTCGTTGAGAAGCGCACGAATCTCGCCAAACAGGGTTGGGTCCCGCATGGAGAGGTCATGTATTACAAGAATGGCGTCAGTCAGGCCATGGTATTTGGTAATCCAGATCTAACGGATCTTACGCGCGTCTTTTTACATGGGTCACCGACGCCTCAACTGCCCAAGTTCTGTATCGGAGGCGAAGGGTTTATGGGAAAGTATGTCGACATCACTTGTGGCTGAAAATGGATTTCGAGCTTACACGAAAAATGCCGTTTACCGTCATCATGGATCAAGTCAAATCTTTCGCAAAGCGCGTCTTCAAAGGGCTGGGAGCTGGGTTCAGCGAGCGAGTGTATCACAACGCAATGGAGGTTCTACTCAAGAAGTATAATATTCCCTTCAAGTCGGAGCAGGTTATCCCTGTCATGTTCGAGGGAGTGGAAGTTGGGCAAGTTCGTGCCGATCTAGTGATCAACGGAAACATCGTGGTTGAGTTGAAGTCAGTTCGATCGATCAAGGATGATCATGCTACTCAATGTGCGATGTATATGAAATTATTGAACATCGAGAGTGGATTGGTAATCAACTTCCCATGTGGAGATAATGAGGATGTTGATTTCCAGGAGTTGGAGACGTCATCTCCAGTTTGTAAACGATGTGGACGCGATAGTCATATGGCGTCTGGATGCTATGCGAAGAAACACATTGATGGATATGAGCTCTAACCCTTCAACCCCCTCTCCCGCAGCTCACGTTGCTGCTTCCGAAGCTCGGCGTTCAGTGCGCGTCGAGTAGGATTCCGCAGCACCTTAAACAGATGATGATGTTCCCGCAAATACTCACTCTTTTTCATGCGGATGGTCTTATTGCGATGACTCCCTCCTGAAATTGATCGAAGACCGAGTCCCGGTTTACTTTCAATAACGTCTGGATAGTTCTTCTCGAGAACAGGGTTAATCTCTTCCTCGTCTGCCCATTTTTCAGCCATCTCTTCAGCCACGCATTTAACTACAAAGTCTGTAAGGGGCATTGTTGATGTCTTCTGATCATCGTCTACAAGTATTACCCGACGTTCGTGGAAGTATGGACTAACCGCCGTAGCTACAAGCTGGAAAACTTCTTCAACCGTAAATGTTCTCTCCATTACTTATCCTCGAGATTACTTTAGCGCACGCACCGACAGGATGTATAGGAACAGTGCATTCACCACGCCCAGAATCAGGGCAGGGGCTGAACGCAGGAACAGCGCAAAGCCACGCTTGGGCGATACGGACATCACATACAGCTCCATGAGAACCACAATGCCGGCCGAGATCGCGACCAGCCAGAAGATCACATAGTAATACGTCTCGATCGTATCATTCGACACCTTCTTCGTTAACTCCGATTCGTTCATTTACTTATGACGGCGACGTGTTTTCCGGCGGCGACCTCCACGCACACCAGAATACCACGTTTCGAACTGGTTTGGGCTGGTTGTCTTGAACCCTTTTGTCTTCATGGACTCGTCGCTGTAAAACGTCCCATTGGTCAGCACCAATATCTCTTCACCATCCGCGAGTAGTTCTGTAAGCCGTGTATTAATTTGAGGCCAATACTGATCTAGGGTATAGTCCTTGTCCTTTCGAATCATATTGTTACCTATCATAGTTCGCACCTCTTCCTTGACTTCGTTCGTAAGCGTAAACGTAATACTCCTTGTGCTTAACCATTTAGCATTCACAAGATGTATCGTGAACAAATTACCGACCTTCTGCGACGATTCCCAATCATGTTCTACAAACGATTCAGCCATACCCTTGTCGGGACTGGTAGACACAAATGGGCTTCTAGTGTCGATCACGGTGTCCTTTTTAGCCTGGCCTCGATACACGACCCTACTCGTGGTTGAACCATGCTTTTGGATGATCTCGCCGATCTTGCTTGTATCGCAGTTGTAGTAGATAGCAATATAACAGAGCATTGCCGCTTCTTCTTGCGGTGTAAGTTCCATTACTTACTTTGATGAAGTTTTTCACGCAAGTCTGTATCATGTTTCGGGTTTCCATCGAGGAACGAGTAGACCCGAGCCATTGCCCATTGCTCCTTACTCAATTTCCGGCTATACGGCGCATTCACGTTCTTCTTAAACGTGCCCTTCATTCGCACGGATCTCGGATTGGTCTTGTATGCCCCAATCCCTCGATCGTAGACATGCTGGAGGATCGAACGCGAAACCTTTGACTTCTTGGCCAACTCACCCAGCGAGTATCCGCGAACCGTCATGTGGTGCTTGCGGAGAAACCGCTGCCTGTGGGTGATCATTACTTACGAGCAAGATAGTTCTACCAACTAATGCCCTCCGCTGCCGAGTTGCGAGCATTATTTGATGATCATGCTAAATTAGATCGGTTTATTACGAAACTGGTAGAACAGGTTGAGACGGTAGCCAAGTATGGCGAACGCGACTTATACTTCACCATCCCTGACGGCCTCGAACGATCGGTGGTTGAGGCCGAACTACGCAAGACGTTCCCCGAGTGCCGGTTGAGGCGAGCTTGGTTCACGCGGCACTATACATTGAGTTGGGCGTAACGCTTCAATTATTGTGTTTTTGTCCTTCTCGGCCTGCACGTGCTGGCCACATCCATACTCAATCACCTGTGTCGGGCTGCCATTGATATAGAACAGTGTGATTTTGGAGTTAGTTAAATGGTCAGCTCCCAGCCAGACACCATGCAACCCCGAAAGTTCAACCTTTCGTCCCGCAACCTGAACTATGCGCGACATACTGTTTATATATACCTAACTTTCCGATGGCGACGAGTTTTGCGTGACTTCTTTGACTTCCCACGTGTCTTCTTGCGGCGACCACCAGTGGTGTTGCGAAACTCCACCTCAACGCGTCCCCATTTATCCGAACCACTGCTTACGGGATGAATCTCAATTCTCTTGTTGAGCGGAATTCCTTCGCCTTCAATCACTGCATACTTTACTTCTGTTCCGGGTTCTGGATCCGTATTCAATTTCCCGTAGTGGCTCAACACAGTCTCGATTGAGTCCACCTCTTCCCCACTGAGATCTGCGAACGATCGCTGTGTACCATCTTCGTAAAGAAAAACATACGCACGTGCCATTTTTACTTTATGTAGTTTTTTTATGACGGCGACGAGTTTTCCTCGCACGACGCTTGTGTTTGCGGGTCCGACGTCTCCCTCCACTGAGCTTCGGTGTGATTGTGACACGCTTGAGTCCGGTCGTAGGTCCTCCGATATCCTCAACCTGAACATTGTAGGGAGGACAGATGAGGATTTCGCAATCACTGCCGTTGAATTCCTTGCCTATTTTCTCTGGATTTGTTGGAAATTTGAAGAAGTCAATTGCAATGAGCCGAACTCCCGGTTTCACAATGACTCTTAGTAGACAACACTGTCCCTTTCCAGCTGCATTGTAGTCACGTGCCGTGTATTTATCGTACGATACAGAAATCGGCACGGTGCCCTTTTTCAGAGATTCAATGTCCCTTTCCCCCATCCGCAGTCCACGAAATACTTCAATCTCTCGTGTTAACTTGGGTGCTCTAAAAAGTAGGTTCTTATAGACACTCTTCTTGTCGTCTTCTAGTGGCTCGTCTTCATCTGGCGGCGGTTCTGGTCCGCTCGGAAAAAGAAACCATGCCACGGAAGGCGTTGTATATTTATACGAGTCATAGAGATACTCATTAATCATGTTTTTCTCGTCAGGGGTAAACGATGTAAAAAACTGAGTCTGTGCAGCTAGATCGTCACTTGAAAAGACATCGGCAATCTTTGGACGAAATCCTGGACGACCGTACTCTTTCTGCATCCAGTCGACGCGTGCTCGCATGAGTCTGTGTTCGACTGTCTTATTCGACTCATCTTCTTCATAGCCGTAATATTCCTTCGGATAGAATTCATCCCACGGGTCTGCAGATGGATCTGGGAGTGGAGGCCGGACTGGAGGTGGATCTTGCGGAATGATATCTACACCCTTAACAAAAGGTTTGAAACGTTGGCCTTCTGGAAAGAATGCCTCATAAGTGTGCATTCCATACACACCTCTGCCTCTAATAGAGATGGTGATCATATCATCTCTATTTCTACTGTCAACTTTCATAGGATGTCCAACACATTTCAATAAGTTAGTTCGCTGATTAATCCACATCTGAGAGTTTGTTCCCATCGTGAATCGATCAACGTCAGAAGGTGCTGGAAGTACATAGGTACTTCCGACTTTTAGCTCAGAGAATGGAACTGTCACCATTACTTATGACGACGAGTTTTCTTCGCACGACGTTTGGACTTCTTTGTGCGACGACCGGTTCCTGCTAATTTACCAGTTGAATCTCGTAATAGAAATCCCCTATTTGCAGATGCAAGGTATGCGTCTTTGTATGCTCTGCATAACTCATCATCGCTAATATTGTTAGGAGGTTCATCCTTGTTGTAAGAAGACTGTAACCGGGCTTTTGCATTCGCCGTTTCCTCTGCACTAACGGGTATATTCCTATCAATCTTACCACAAACCCTTTCAAGATATTCTACTTTACCTCCCCATTCTTGTATGATGCCAAACGGGGACATTCCTTTTGAACTCATCATCTTATCAAATCGACCCCAGATTGGAAAATAATATTCAATGCCCTCCCTGAATCCACGTTCTTGCTGCTCCTGTAATTGTTTCCGATCTCGCTCTGGTTTCTCTTGCTGCTCCCTAATCTCATCTCTGGCGGCTTTACGAAGGGCTATACCTGGATACATTTCTCGCATTCGCCTATTGTAATCCTCGGTATCAGCTGGTCTATCTTCACGTGGAGGGGGGAAGATTGGTATAGCCTGTGGCGGTGCGTTGCGTATTTCTTCTACGTCTAATTCTGCGTCACTCATCTGGTAATGAATGGGGGGATATTTGGGAGGAGGAGGGGGTTTAGGCCCTCCTGGCTTGCGAGCTGGCTGACGCGTCCTCGTCATTATTACACGCTCCGAATATACTCCCATTGGAGGTACTGACATATCTTCTGCCAAATGAAGTCATGTGCAATCAGGCGGTCACGCGACTTCAACAACGGAAAATACACCTTATACTCATCCAGATCGAGCAACTCGAAGAACTTGTAGAGGATGTAGGAATACGACAAGAAGTTCGTGCGGTCGTTCGGGCAATACAGCAAGAACGGGGCTTGAATCTCCTGGAACATCGCACGGATCTTCTCCTCAATCTCCGGTGTGATTGTCGGAGGTGGATTGCCATTCAACCGCGACAGAATATGGGCCGCATGTTCATAGTACTTTGACCGTCCCAACTTCTTCAGAATCTCACGAATCTCCTTCTCCGTCAGATCGGCAATATTGTTGATGCGACGCTTGCGGATTTCAAGCACAACCTCGTTCATCACCTCCTCGGGAATCATGGTCGACTCCTTCGCCTGAAACTGATTCAGGATCTCATTGAGGTGGTTGATCTTCTTGTAGGCGTAATTGTTACGCTCCTTCGGAGGATCGCGGAACGAAGGGAAGTCGGACACCACCAGCGAATACTCTTCGGACCCACATCGCGGGCAGACAAGGATTCCCTCCGAACTGATCTCTTCGCGGGCAACGTTACAAGCATTACAGTGTTCCGTCATCTGCTGCGTGACCTCTGGCGCATTTCCCAGTTTCATTCGCGCAACGTACTCATCAAACATCTGCTTCTTGGTCATACCTGCTTCCACTGGAGCTGCGGCCGAGAAGAACTTCATGAACGTGGTCGTATCCTTGGCCTGCGTGGTCTGCGTTGGGCGATTGTAGTAGTCCATGAGGATGTCCATGTTTTTCATGTAATAGTCCTCCACTGGATTCGCCTTCGACAGTTCCTCCTCAATCTCACGAATACGCGCTTCCCACGTGCTACACGTAACAACGTCCGCAATCTCCCCCGATGTGCGGAGTTCTTCCAGACGGATTCGCAATCCATCCGCCTCCGCTCGTAGCTCTTCAGTGTGCGTCTTTGAGTCCCGCAATCCGGTCACAATGTCCTGGTGGACAGAATCAAGAGTTCCCATCGACGTTGCTTCGGTATCCCGTGTCTTCCTGACTCGGAACACGTCCATATAGTTCGTCCTTCACCTGTTTCATGAAAGCAGAATTATCGCAAATAATGGGTCGTTGCTTGCGAACTGCAGACAGCAATGTGTTAAAGTCAATGCCGAAGTTCTTGGACACGAACGTCAGAATCAAATACGCTGACCGATTCACGCCTGCCTTACAGTGAACGAAGACCGTTCCGTTGGTCGACCGTAGAAACAGGCGCATCCAGTTCTCGAACTCCGGATACCAATCAAGAATTCGCACAGCCAAACTGTCGAGTGCATGAAGTTCGGCATACTGACCTGGGTGACGTTTCCTCCACCACTCTGGACAATCGTCGGCAAATGCGCAATTGACCACGTGGGTAATGTTGTATTTGGCTGCAAAGAGGGGAGTCAGTTGGTTTCCCGCTCCGAGTAGAATGCGAGGGTAAACCCAAGCAGGCTGAACCTGCATTGTATATCTAGGCATTTATCCGAGAAAGCTTGTAATAACTACGTTAACAAAATGCCCAAGAACAACCGACGCTGCGGCAATGACTCCAGCTCCCTGGTAGCTGACCACGCCATTCGAAGTGTAGGCTGACGGGATGTACTGGAGCAGAAGGTTGCGAGGTGTGGCCAGCGACAGCACAAAGGTCGCTACGAAGAACGACACGTACATCTGGAGGTTGCGAAACATGAACGCCATCGCCGGAAGCGTAGGCTTGAACGACGGCATAGGTGTGGAACTCGGGGGAGGTCCACTTGCCTCGGGATACACGGGGGGAGCCGACTGCGGACCCTGGGGACTCGGAAGCAGAGCGTCGAGAGATGTAGCACCCTCCATTGTTTATGAGGAAGACGGGATTTCACATTGCGCATCTTCCACGCGGTAGCGGTAGCACTTTCCGTCCACCTTGACCACTCGGTTCATCGTTTCCTTGACGGGAACAGCCAACGTCTTGATGACGCCATACTCACGATGAAACACCAGCACAGCTAGCCCGAGTCCAATGATGAAGGAGAAGAAGGGAGCTCCTCGGTCAAGAACATGTGTAATAGGCAGCGTCAACTTCATTACTTAGATGCGAGGAGATTCAGTGAATCGGGTTCCGCTGTGCACGGCACTTCGGTCGCCTCAAAGCGAACACATCCTGTTTCAGTGTGAAAGACCTCAGGGCTTCCTGGATGAGGAACGCCCGATGTTTTCCGCGTAGGTGGGATAAAGACTGACCCCAAAATCAGGCCAGTAAGAACCCCGGCAATGAGCCAACGGACCTCAATCATTACTACTTAGTCATAAGAGTTTTAACCACTGTGAACCAAATCAGAAACTGGAAGAAGAAGGAGCTGACCGGCGTGAGAGCGGCGAGGAATGCGAAGATGAACTTAAAGGTCCATCCGGGTTCAACAGGTGGCTTGAAGAACTTCGATAACGGCTCCTCAGCCATCTCGCCGTAGTAGAACATGATGTAGATACCCAGCACGATGTATTTCCCTAGAATGCCGTAGTCGTCGTCGATGATAATGCTAATCTTCCCAGCGTTGTAGGAGCCCTGAAGAAAGGCCCACTGCTTGTAGGACCAGAGTACGATGAGAGCCCACGCAACTACAAA